AGGAAACTAGCCATGGAACTGCCGCCATTCCAACGGAATGGGGGAAGGTGCTGAATCGAGAGGAGGAAACTCACCCGTGAAAGCTGAAGGACAAAACGTCCAAATCAACCACATTGGGTGCCTGGTTACTAATGTTGTAGCAGGCAAATATGCGAAAGGAGTGGTACATGAAGTACAACGTCACATTGCAAAATGCGGTGAAGAGTGGACCGTTAGCCGTTTGAAGGCTATCTGGAACGCAGCACTGCACCTTAGGAATGGTGATCGGTTGAAGGCACAAGCCTCATACCAATCAGCATCCATTGCCTACCATAAGGGTAAAATGCTACCGAAAGGAGCTTTTGCACCTGTGGTCTCGGCCTTCGTTTCTGCCCAGAAACCCTCGACTATACGTCGATGGGCCGCTGTTCTCCGTCTCTATACCAGCTTCTATAGAAGCGGGCAACCTACTAAGCAACAGCTTAGAAAGGTAAGGAAGGCTATATCAGGGCCTTCTTTAGCGAATGAGGAACAGCTTGGGTTAATATCCAAAGATGTCCTCATGGAGCTTGATTGGTGCCTTACAGAGGACCTAGGTCCAAACTGGAAGGAACTCATCAATGCTGACTCCGTAATGGAAGGACGGGACAAATATGCGCAGGGCCTTCATGGCCTTAGCAAGTATTATTCCCGCTCTAAAGTTCCGAAGCCCATGAGGGGAGTGCCGTATTCGTCATTCGTCTGGTCCCTTATGACCGAGCCGTATGTACCACCTCCCTTACGGGAGAGTACTCCGTGCTTGGAACACAGGGTCGAGATTGAGACACAGGTATCGGCTGGCGAATATAGTCCGCAGCATTATGTTGGGCGTGTGCTAGGTATCCAGAATTCTGGGTACAAATGGCGCAATGCCTACATGCTGTCCAGCTATGTGCAATTATCAATGAAACCGCTCCATAAGTTCTTGGATCGATTCATTGAGAAGCATTTTAGCTATGCTTCCTGTGTCCACAACCAAACTAAAGGTGCTTATCTAGCACTTCAGTTGGCTGCGGAAGGTAAGCCTATATTCTCCGTTGACCTTAGCGCCGCTACAGACCGTTTTCCACGTTCTGTATCTTTAGACATACTCTCAGCCCTTAATGGGGAGAAGTATGCCTGGGCAATAGAGGACATTTGCCAACATCCCTTCGAATTTCCATTCGATGGTGAAGAGGCAATTAAGATGTCCGTAGGTCAGCCAATGGGCCTTTACGGCTCATTTCCTTTGTTTACGTTATCCAACATACTCATAGCCCGGACTGCTGAAACGCAGGCCTTAGTGCTTGATTATGATATGGATGAAACGAAACTTCAATGCTTCCGTGATGGTTCAAGCTTCAAAGTCTTAGGAGATGATGTTATCTTCTCCGATAGAAATGTAGCATTGCACTATACACAGAAGCTGCGAGACCTGGGAGTCGAAGTCTCACTCCAAAAGTCCTTTGAAGGACGAGTAGGAGAGTTTGCCGGCTTTGTTATACTGCCTTCTCGCGATAATATGATCGCCTTTAGGCCGTACAAAGTACCGAACAGTCAGACTGTGACTAACCCGGTAGATTTTCTCCACGCCCTTGGAGCTCGGGTAAAGCGTATCAAACGCTCCAGTTATTGGAGCAAGGTTTGGGACGCATATTCCAAAACTTCATCATGGCGTGACATTAGTCTTGCCCCCTTATTAGAAGGGGATCCTCGCTTCGATTGGTCACCTGGTCATAACCAGTTGTCCAGCCATAGCGCGGTTGCTCTCGCAACCATGCTTGCTACAGTCTCTTCTGAGTGCCAACCAGAAGTTGACATACCCAGCATGGGAGAGAGCAAGATTAATCGTGTCCCACTGTTCCTAGAACAGTCGGTGTATGTAGAATCCACCTTTGGATACAACCCCCGTGAATATCGAGAAATCGATAGGCACCGTAGGGATGTATACGCGTCGGTTCCTTGGCGTTTAGCTGAGGACCCTTTGCTAAAACCACTCTTAAATGAGCAGAAAGAAAGGGATGTTAGCCATGAACAAGGAAGAGAAGGTCCTGTCCAAGGAGAAATCCAAGGACTTGGTTCACAAGACCGGCCTAGGTATCAACAACCTAAGGAAGATCTTAGTGCACCTCCAGAACGACAATCTGTCCCACCTGCAGACTTTTGTCTTACAAAATGTTCTGACAGAGTTGGAAGTCCTGTCTTCGGACCTACCGCAAGTGGAACCGAGGAGAAAGAAGCCGAAAACGGCCTCAGAGGAGCAATCTCCGAAGAAGGCCCCGAAGGAGACTTCGGTCGACCAGACCAACTCGTAAAGAGCTCGGCGAGGAAGAAGAAGGCTTCTGTCCGTAAAAGAACGATTTTCTCTCGGTAGGGGGAGTATCTCTGTACTCCTTACCCCTTCATGTTACTATCCGAGTAGCATCACGCCTATACAAATAGGTGATCAGATACTCG